TCCATCCAAGTTGTTCTATTTAATGATCCGGTAGCCCATATTCCATCTTGATAATTATATGTTACACATCTATCTATTTGATTGCTGCCGCTTTTTGCATAAAACCATGTAATTTCTTCATATAAATGATTAAGCCCTGCATACACGGATTCACCTTCGTCAAAATTAATTCCTAAATTATCACCTGTTGTTTTAAAAACAAAATCTTCAACTAGACATGGTAACGACTTTACAGTACCATCATAAACAAAAAATCCACCTGACTCACCCATCCAGTAAACAGCTCCATTTACATATCTAATAGAGTGTTGACCTATAGCTCCGCAATTAGATCCTACTTGTCTGATTGAAAAAGTAAATGGAGGTCCTACAAACTGCATCACATATGCTGAAGTATCCGTTAAAATAAATGTATAGTCCTTACCTTTTACAGCACCCACTATTTTAGTTCCTGAATCCAATCTAATAGAGCCAGCGGTGTTTACAGAGGTAGGAGTATAATCAGTTATATCTTCTTGATCTGAAAATCTTATAAATAATTTATCTTGAGTAGCACTTGAACCTATGGTCGTTTGTGTTCCAAACATTATTAAATGTCTATCTCTGTCAGACACTAATGACATTACAGAATTAGTAGGAGCATTAGATATTACTACAGCTCTCGTAGTCAAAGCATTAGGATCTGCATTGATAGGATTCCAAGAAAAAGACTTACCATTTTTAACTGTTGCAATTAATTGTTCTCCAAAATTATCTAATGACCAAGATGCAGGGTCTATTTGTAAAGTAGAAGTTAATGAAGCTTGACCCCAAGCTGTAAAAAATTGAACTGAAGCACCTGAGGAATGAGCAGATCTCGTTCCAGCAGCAGCCCTTGTAATACCAGTTAAGTCATTCGATGAAACTCCCGTATAAGTAATAAACTCTGCACCGACTTTTATAGTGCCTGAAGTTGGAAATCCCGTTGTTGATGCAAGAGTGATTGATGTCCCTGAACCTCCTGTTCCTGCTGTGTCATCGTTTAAGGAACCATTTAATGTTGAAAATAATTGTTGTCCACCACTCCAACTTCCTGTGCCCCACCCAAAACCATAAGTCTGCGCCAAAGATCCTGGTTTAACATAAGGGTTAACAACCGCAGACCCACTTCCGTTGACCGTTGTCCCTGCAGCTGAGGCCATTGTTATTGTGAAAGTGTCATTTGTAGGAACAGTAACAACCTGAAATGTGTTAGTTGTGAAATCACTAGCAGAGTATCCTGCGCCTGTTGGAGGAGTTACAGAAGTAAAAGTAAATAAATCTCCGACCTCTAATGCATGTGCTGATTTGTTGACAGTAACTGTTGCTGAGGTATTCACAGTACTAAAGGTACAACCAGTTATAGCCGTGGCTAAGGGAGTAATATCATAAAATGAACCCTCATAGTAAACTACTAAAACTTTGTTGGTCCCTATTGCTGAGTATCTTCTTCCATCTAAATCACTCCAAGAAAATTGTTCTCTTGCAGCCCCAACTATTGTTGAAGCTAAAAGTTGTTCCCAACCTCCAATTTTTTCAGGGAGTCCATATCGGAATCTTACAAAATCACCATCTACCCATTGACCTTCAGCACCAGTCTCGGTGATTTGCTTGTTAAAACCAGGTTGTATCTGTACATTTGTTAATGGCATGAGATATTATACCATATCTGCTATTTCTTTGTAACTTCCTCCTGAGAAATCTCCTCATCGCCTGAAGACAAGATATTTTCTGTCATTTTTCCTAATTCAAAAATAATATACATAAAATGATTTCTAAAATGAGGTAAAGATTCAGCTTTAATGGTAAATTTATTGTTATTTTTTTTAAGTATCTCGATCTCATCATCTGAAAAGACTAATGATGCTGTTTTATTTACTTTATCTATGTCAAATTTCATATTACTCCTTGTGTTCCTATATTATATATATTTGTTGGTGATTGACCCAGTATTTTTCTTCTATCAAATTTAAAGTCTTTGTAAGGTCCATCCATGTCAACATAATGTAAAAAACATTGAGCATGCCAATCCCCTAAAAATTCATCTCTTGAGTGTTTCCAATCTATGCCTTTATACAAAATTCCCTCACCAGGTTTTAAATTATAACTCTCTCCATTTACTTTTATTGGCCATTCAGCAGTGCCACAAGAATCAATAAAAGCTGTAACACTATACTCACAAGCCTGTCTATCAGTGTGTTCTGACAAAGTTGAATATTTATTGTACACTCTTAAAAAACCATATGTTGGTTCTAAATTTTTCTTAGTTTCTTCTCTAAGTCTTTGGCAAATTGCAACAGATAAACCATCAGTCCAAGGATTGTGATGACTACATGAATGCGCGCCATCCATATTTTCAAACTCAATATTATTTGATCTAAGATATATGTGTGAAACAATAGTTAAATATCTTCTTAAATCTTCTGGTATCAAATTTCTTAATATAATTGGTTTACTAAATGTATTCATTATGGCATCCATCCTACAACTACATATCTTGTGCCTTTTGTAACAGGATTTACTCCGTGTGTAAACGCAAAATTACTTGGAAACATTATACAAGAATTAGCTTTTGGTTTAACTTTTAAAACTTCATTTTTTGGAAAATGAAATTCAATTTCACCACCCTCATAATCATCATTTAAAATATAACTAAAACTAAAATGTCTTGGTGCATGTTTAGTATAATCTATATGTGGAATGTAATGACCAGAATCTTCATATTTTAAAACTTGTATGTCCATATCATAATCATGTGGTCTTAATCTCATATTGTTATTATCATAAAATTCGTGTAAAAAATTAGAAAACTTACAAACAAGAAAATTATACCAAAATACTTTTGTCATAGCAAAGGGCTCTTCTTTACTTGGAATCATCAACATATTGTTACTTAACCAATCACCTTTTGTTTTTCTTACTTTTTTATTTAAATCTATAGTCTCAGTAATAGTTTCGTTAGCTTTAAATATTTCTTGATCTTTATAATTCATATCATTTTTAACAAATTTTAAAAATTTGTTTAAAGATGCAGTATCAAAAAAATTTTCTTTAACACAAACTAATTCTTTTAAGTCCATGATGATTTACCTCTATTAAATATTAAGTTTTTATATCTATTTAAAAATGATAATTGCCATATTTTTTGTTTAGATTTTTTTGTGGATCTTGATTTAATTTTCATTTTCCAATCATCTCTTTTGAAAGGTATAACTTGTGCATAAGGTGTGCCTTTTGGAATCAAAAATTCACAGTTACCATATTTTTCATGATTTACTACTATAGGAAAGTTAACTTCAACCTGATATTGATCTGTATGAACAATACCTGGAATTATTGAAAATCTATCTTGCTCTTCATTGTTTAAGGGATTTAAAAATAAACAAGAATATCCAGGTGGAGTTTTTATATGCCAAGGATTAGTTATTTTACTAAAAGCTAAACCTCCATTTTTTTTAAAAAAAGGTGAACCCTCTAATTGTAATGGATGATGAGTTGCTAAAGCATTTATATTTAATCCTTTTGCCGCTTGATACATTGATTCACCCTCTGATTCTAAAGAGGTCATTACTTTTACTACTGGAGTTCCATCATCATCTTTTATTGTCCCATGTTGTATAAAATAATCAACTGGTAGTCTTAACAAATATCCACTTGTTAATGTTTCAAGAAAAGGCATACAGCCCTTTACAGTTTTCCAATAAATCATATTTTTATGATTTGGAGCTCTTGTATTTCGAGTCCCATGTTCGAGTTTTTTATACCACTCAGGTATATTTAATTTAATAGGTGTTGGAAAATTTTCTTTTAATAAGTAATAATCTTCATGAGTAGAGAATTCAATTTCCATGAATCACAATATACTTAATATTAATTAAAATACAATGTTAATGTATTTTAGCCAAAATACTCAGCTTCTGATATCCAATTTATACCTTTAGCTTGTATAATTTCAGGTAATCTCATATTAGTTGGATATTCAAATGGTGTACCGTCTGCTTTTGTTTCATAAGTTGTATTTAAAGCTTGTTCAAGCATTGGTGCAAATTGATCATTATGAGGGTTTGGACAATCAATTGCCTGTATTGCAAGAAGAACATTTGTTGCATTTAAGTAAGGTAAATCAAAAGTATCCCAAATTAAACTACCATCTTCTTGTGGTATAGCCTCTTTTCTTACAAATCTTATATCTTCGTACTGTTCATCGGTTATGTCCTTAATATTATAAACATGAGATGGAAACTTGATCGATATATCAACGTTATCTTTTGCAATTGCAGTCATTGCACCACTAGCGAATTGATTTTTAATAAAAATTACTTTTGCCATTTTTTACGCCTCATAAATAAATAGTGAACCCGCACCGTTGCCTGAAGTATTTGTTCCTCCAGCTGCACTAGTTTGGATGAAATGTTTTTGATTATCTGCTTTACCACCTCCGTATTGTGCAAGAATGTCAGCAACAACAGTTCCTGAACTAGCTGTTGCAGTTCCTTGTGCACCCGATTGTGCTGAGTTAGTAGGGTTTTGTCCGGCACTTCCTCCGCCTCCACCATTAACCGTAAAATTGTGGAAGGTTGTAGCATTTCCTGCGCCTCCAGCTCCTCTCCCCGTGCCAGCGTTTCCAGATGTGCCTACAGAAAATGATGCAGAAAATGGTTGAGATATTGGTGCAGTAAAGACTCCCATTCCACCAGAACCTCCGCCTGCAGCCCTAGGATTTCCCGAACAGTTTGTGTTACTACCGCCGCCACCGCTTCCAGCGCACATGTAGGCCATTACCGTTGAAGTGTTTCCAGGACTTGTGTGAGTACCACTTTGCCCACCTGATCTAGAATTAACTAATAAGAACCCGGCCCCTCCAGCAGTTCCTGAGGATGCCGCAGTAAGTCTTCCCTGAGCATCTACAGTAATTGATGCCAAAGTATAACTTCCAGCTGTTACAGAAGTATTAGCAAGTTTGTCTGCAGTTACAGCATCGTCAGCTATGTTGGCAGTCGCGACTGCATCGTCTGCAATCGCAGCGGTCACAACAGCATCATCAGCGATAGCTGCTGCTACAACAGCATCATCAGCGATTTTAGCAGAAGTTATAGCATCATCAGCAATCTTAGCAGTGGTTACTGCTGAGTCTGCAACTTGCGCGGTTCCTATTGAACCACCCAAAGTGTCTAATGAGACTTCATTTAAATTTGTCCCATCTGCGTAAGCTGCATAAATTTTTTGTGCATCAGGAGTAAAGCCTGTTCCTGAAGCAGTTTTAATTGTAAGGTTCGTTGGATTCGTAACACCTGTTACATCAAAAATATAAAATTTTTCAATTGAATCTGGTATTGTGCAAATAGTACCTGACGTTGCTGTGATGGTTGCAAATTTTATTACAAGATTTCTTGCATTTGATAAAGCACCATCTGACATCACTAAAGCAGTCGTGCCTCCTGCAGATAATGTTACTTGCTCAAAACCTGCTATCGCTTGTTGTACTAAATTTAAATTTGTATTTGTTTTATCACCCCATGTACCGGCATTCTCACCAGTGACCATAAGTTCTAATTTTAAGTCTGTAGAATATGAACTTGCCATAAATATTTCTCCTTAGTATGTTTGTATATTATCTCAATTAAGCCGCCAAATCAACTGTAGTCCAAGTATTATTTACTCCAAGATCAACCTCTTGCCAAGGGGTTAGATTTATTACCCCTACAGATGCTGACATTTGTATCCCTGTCACATCAATACCTGCAGTACCAGTAACTGTAACTGACCCTATAGAGCCTGATAATTGCTGTCCTGAAACACCAATTATTTGGCCAGGAATCTCAGAATGTTGTCCTAGGGATAATGTTGCTTGAACCCCTGTTGGAGATTCAGTCGTAGTCTGAACTAAGTTAATTGATCCCAGTGAAAATGAAGCTGAAATACCAGTTACATCAACAGGTGTTTTTAATCCAGCTACGGTGTTACCCATTGATCCTGTCAAGGATCCAGCACTTGTGACTGTTACATTAGCATCTCCCTCAAAGCTTAAACTTCCTATAGTAAAATCTAGTTGATCCTCTGAAGCAAAAACTGTTATGTCTTGATCTATTTGAATTGAGAAAGTTCCAAAAGTAGAGCTTAATTGACCTGCACTTGTAACTGATACTGTTACATCTGTGAAGGCATTAGCAGCAGGGAAGTTAATTGTTGAAGTTAATTGTTGTCCAGTTGGTGCAACAGAAAAAGCCTCACCCCAAGATAAGTTACCCCAGGTTCTTCTACCCCAACCAATACCCGTTAGTTCTGATTCGTCAACTGTAGCTGCTCCAATACTCGAAGTAACAGATGAACCAGTTATAGGAACTCCAATACCAATTACCGTGCTACCTGCTGATATTGAAGAAGATAAACCAGTTACTTCAGCGAGGAAAGATATTCCTGCTGTTTCAGCACCTAATGATGATGATAAAGATATTCCAGAAACGTCTACGGTAGCATTTCCAGTTGTTGTAACAGATGCAATGCTAAATGATGCGCTTATTCCTGTTATTGTTGGTTGAGAACCAGATAAATCACCCCATTCATTTTCACCCCAGGTGTCACCGCCCCAACCTATTTGGATTTCGTTGTCTACTGTTACACTGCCAATACTATAGGATGCACTTATTCCTGTTGCGGTAAGTCCGACATCACCTTGTGCTGCCCAACTACCAGCTCCCCATGTAAGTGCACCCCATGTATTTGACATTCATTATAATCCTTATGCTAATCTTAGAATAGCTGCAGATGTTGTGAACGCAGGGAACTGAATTGTAAAAGTTCCAGACGTTGCAGTTTTATCACCGCCAAAAT